TGGTCAATCATTTACGAATACTCGCTCGACAACGTGACTTGGTCAACTTTGGTGGACCTTGGAACGATCACCGTGGTGGACAACGATTGGGTTTGGACTGACATTGTCAATGGCCAAACAGTGCCTTACTACCGCATTCGCGCCTACAACGGCACGACGCTGAACCTGCGCGAATGGTACTTGGGCAACAACAGCACCGAAATCACAATGTCGCGCCTGAACCGCGATGACTTCACCAACCTGCCAAACAAAAACTTTACGGCGAACCAGCCGTTCCAGTATTGGTTCAACAGGACCATTCCTCAGAGTCAAATTACGCTCTGGCCAACGCCTCAGAACGCCTTTTATCAAATGACCATTTGGTACTCGCGCCAGATCATGGACGTGGGTGACCTGTATGGCGAGTTGGAAGTGCCACAGCGCTGGTACGAGGCGGTGGTGATGATGCTGTCCCACAGGATGGCGTTGGAGCTGCCCGGGGTCGACGCCACGCGCATCCAATACCTTGAGAGCCAAGCTGACAAGTACCTTGCCATGGCCGAAGAGGAAGAGCGCGACAAGTCGCCCATCTACTTCGCGCCCAACATTTCCGTCTACACGAGGTGACCAATGGCCATCTTTTTGGACACCGAAGGCTACTCAGACATTGCGATTGCGATATGCGACCGCTGCAAGATGAAGCGCCCGCATGCTGTGATGCGCAACGACCCCAACTTCCCCGGCCTCCGCGTGTGCAACGAAGGCTGCGCAGATCAGCTCGACCCCTATCGTTTACCTGCTCGTAAAACCGAAAGGATAACGATTCGGTTTCCACGTCCTGACCTCCCACTCAACGCTGGCGACAACTATTTGGTCACGGGTGGTGAAACCAACGTATTCCAGATCTCGACCGAGGGTAATACCCAGACGCCAACTTCGACTGGAAACAAGGACACTATTGCACCGAACCCACCAGACAATACGAGCACATAATGTCCGCACAAGTAACCATACTCCAACTGCCAGCCGCTGGTGCTATCACAGGCACTGAGGCGGTTCCAATTGTCCAAAATGGCGTGACGGTGCAGACGACCACGGGTGCAATTGCTGCATCCCCGTCTCAAACCTACACCTACCTGACGGTCACCCAGACACCTCAACTGCCCAACAGTCGCTACTTTGGTGCGACCAATGGTCTGGCTTTGACCGACGGCGGTGCTCAGGGCGTGTTCAATATCAGCTCCACAGGCGCTCTTTTGTCGCTGGTGAACTCTGGTACTGGGATACAGGTAAAAACGTCTTCTACGGCCATTACAGGCCGTTCTATCGCTATTGCCAACACAGGCTTGAGCGTGACCGATGGCGACGGCATTGCAGGCAACCCAACGCTGTCCTTGACAGGTCAAGCGCTAAACCTTGCAAACGCCAGCTTCAATGGCTTCATGGTGCTGTCAACGGCTGGCGCTGTGACCTCGACCACCTTGGTGGGTACGGCAAACCAGATTGGCATCACAAACACCAATGGCGTAGGCAATCCAGTTTTCTCGATTGCTGATGACGCGGTGTTCCCCGGTGTTGGTGCGGTCACCCTCCCCGTCGGAACCACTGGCCAGCGCGGCGCTGGTGTTATTGGCAAAATGCGCTACAACTCCACCGACGGGGCCTATGAAGGCTATTCTGCGGGTGCATGGCGTCAATTCTCTCTGTCTGGTGGTGTCACTCAAGTCGACACTGGAACAGGCCTCACAGGCGGTCCTATCACAGGCACGGGCACGATTTCAATTGCCAACACCACGGTGACTGCTGGGTCCTATGGATCTACCAATCAGGTCGGCACGTTCACCGTCAACGCTCAAGGCCAACTGACTGCCGCAGCCAACGTGGCGATCACCCCTGCTGGTATCGGCGCGGTGGCGTCTGTTTCTGGAACCGCAAACGAAATAACCGCAACGGGCACAACGACCGTTGTTTTGTCACTTCCTACCGCGCTGACCTTCACAGGCAAAACGGTAACAGGTGGCACGTTTAACGCAAGCGCGGTGACCGTGGGCGGCGTAGACGTGGTGACCCTGACTGGCACTCAAACGCTGACCAACAAGACATTGACGCTGCCTGTCATTTCGCAGATCAGCAACACAGGCGTGGTAAGCCTGCCAACATCCACCGACACTTTGGTGGGCCGAGCAACGACCGACACCCTGACCAATAAGTCGATCTCTGGCTCTACCAACACGCTGACCAACATTGCCAACGCAAGCCTGACCAATTCGTCGGTGACCATCGGAACCACCAGCATTGCGCTGGGGGCCTCGAGCCTGACCTTGGGTGGCCTGACCTCGGTTGCGTTGACGCAAGACCCAGTATCGGCCTTGCAAGCGGCAACGAAGCAGTATGTGGACACGCTGGTGTCTTCGGGCATCACCTATCACGCGCCAGTCAAGTACGAAGTGCCCTCGGGTAACCTCAACGCAACTTACAACAACGGCGCGTCAGGTGTTGGCGCTACGCTGACCAACGCAGGTGCTTTGGTCGCATTTACCCCTGACGGCACGGTTGCTTCGGTTGCTGACCGCATCCTGATTTACAACCAAACCAACCAAGCCGAAAACGGCGTCTATGTGGTCACCACGGTAGGCAGCGGATCGGTTGCTTGGGTGCTGACTCGTGCAAGCGATGCGGACACCTATGCTTTGAAGAGTCCAAACGGTCTGGGTAACGGTGATGCGTTCTTCATCACGTCTGGAGCCACGGGCGCTGGCGAGACTTACGTCTGCAACACGGTCGGCGTGATCACGTTTGGAACGACTGCAATCACTTTTGTTCAGATTTCTGCAACGCAGATCTATTCTGCTGGCACTGGTCTGACGCTGACTGGCACGACGTTTTCAATCACCAACACGGCGGTCACCGCAAATACCTACGGCTCGGCATCGGCTGTGCCTGTTTTTGCTGTGAATGCGCAAGGTCAGCTCACAAGCGTCACAAACACAAACATCGCAATTGCGGCGTCTCAAGTAACGTCTGGCACTCTGGCCGTTGCTCAAGGCGGAACAGACATCGCCTCGTACACGATTGGCGACACGCTTTACGCAAGCGGTGCAACAACATTGTCTAAACTAGCGCTTGGCACGCAGGGTTTTGTGCTGACAGCGGGCGCAACTGGGCCTGTTTGGTCTGGCATCTCTGGCGGGACTTTCTAAGGAAAAATTATGGCTGCAACGAACTTTACACCGATCCAACTTTACTTTTCAACGACTGCATCTGCCGTACCTTTAGCGGCAAATCTTGCGCAAGGTGAGTTGGCGATCAACATCACCGACGGCAAGCTGTATTACGAGGACAACGCAGGCGTTGTGCAGGTGATTGCAACCAAGGGTGCTGGCACGATCGGCGGCTCAAACACGCAGATCCAGTACAACAACGCAGGCGCTTTGGCTGGTAATGCGGCCATGACGTTTAACAGCGGAACCAGCACTACCACGCTGACCACGCTGAACCTCACCAACGCCCTTGGCGCGACCTACGGCGGCACTGCGCAGTCTTCCTACACTCAGGGCGACATTCTGTACTCGTCGGCCACCAACACGCTGTCCAAGCTGGGCATCGGTACGGTCAACTACATCTTGACATCGACTGGTTCGGTTCCCCAGTGGGTTGCCCCCACCAGCGTGACTGTGCAAACGGCCAACAACCTTGCTGGTGGCCTTGCTGGGTCGGTTCCCTACCAGTCTGCTGTTGACACAACTACTTTCTTGGCCATCGGCGCTGCAAACCGCGTCATGACCTCCACAGGCTCTGCGCCTCAGTGGGTAACCTCTTTAACGGGCCTTACAGGCGTTTCCAGCTCCAGCATCACCAACACCAGCCTGACCTCTGGTCGAGTTGTTCTGAGCACCACCGCTGGCCTTCAGGCGGACTCTGCAAACTTGACTTTCAATGGCACGACTTTGTCGGCCACGGGCTTCTCAACAACTGGCCTGAGCACCTTGGTTCAGACCGTCACGATCGGCAACAGCAATTTCAACGGCTCTGCTGTATTTGCTGCGGCCACCCCTGCCAAGCTGTACATCGGCACTGGCACGGTGACTGACACCACTTCTGCAATTGGTGCAACCAACGCTGTTGGTGCAATCAGCTCGTTGGCCATCACGCCAATTGCTGCAACCAATACTAGCGTCACTTACACCAACGCAGCGACTTTGTACATTGCAGGCGCTCCAAGCGCTGGCACAAACGTCACAATCACCAACCCATACTCACTGTATGTGGCTGCTGGCGACGCCTACTTTGGCGGCACAGTAACCGCTGGAACAGTGAACCTAACAACGCTTGATCTGACCAACCTTGAGGTGACCAACATCAAGGCCAAGGACGGCACTGCGGCAATGTCAATTGCTGACTCGACTGGCGTTGTGACTGTTGTCAAAGATCAAGTTGTTAATGGCATTACCGTAGGCCGTGGTGCAGGTGCTGTATCTACCAATACTGCGGTGGGTGCTAGTGCTTTAGCGGCTAATACGACAGGTGCAAACAGTACAGCAATTGGTTATAACGCCTTGTTGCTTCAACAAGATGCCGCACAAAATACTGCTGTTGGCACATCCGCGCTTGCGGCCACCGTAAGTGGTGGCAGAAACACTGCGGTTGGTTACAACTCGCTTTTAGTAAACACAGGCTCTTACAACACTGCTGTTGGCGTTTCTACGCTGTTTGGAAATACCACTGGCGAGTACAACGTCGCTACAGGTCGTTCCGCTATGGCGGCTAATACAACAGGCGCGTATAACACAGGTATTGGGGCACTTGCTTTGCAAGCCAACACCACAGCATCAGGCAACACCGCTGTGGGTTATCAAGCAAGTTATACAAATACAACTGGAACAGGCTTAACTGCTGTTGGTGCGTATGCTTTGTTGTCTAACACTACTGGTAATGGCAACGTTGCAGTTGGTGGTGACTATATTGGAAACGCTAACGCCGCACTTAGAAACAACACGACTGGCTCTGTAAACTCTGCATTGGGTAGTGGCGCTCTTGGTGCGAACACAACTGGCGGTTCAAACACCGCTGTTGGTTATTCTGCCCTATACAACAACACCACAGCAGGAAACAACACTGCTATGGGTTATCAGTCGATGTTTACAAACACGACTGCTGGAAACAATGTTGCGTATGGTTATCAATCTCTGTATTCGCAGAATAGTGCTACCAATACTAACAACACTGCATTGGGGTATCAGGTTCTTTATGCCAATACAACTGGCGCATCGAATGCAGGTGGTGGTTATGCCGCCCTGTTCCAAAACACCACAGGCAGTCAAAACACCGCCTTTGGAATGTCTGCGCTTCAAAACAACACCACAGCAGGTGGTAGCACTGCGGTTGGTTACCAAGCACTTCTTGCAAATACCACTGGCGTACAAAACACGGCTGTTGGTCAAGGGGCTTTGAAGGGCAACACCACTGGCGCTTTGAATGAAGCGTTTGGTCAGGGTGCAATGACCACAAACACAACGGGTAACAACAACTCGGCGTTTGGTTACACCTCTTTGCTGTACAACACAACTGGTTCGCAAAACGTAGCAATCGGTCAGTCTGCGCTTCAAAACAACACCACAGCAAATAACAACACTGCTGTTGGTTATCAGGCGGCTTTTACAAACACAACAGGCACATCCTTGGTTGCTCTTGGATATTACTCTATGCGCTCCAATACAACGGGTGTTTCAAACGTTGCTGTTGGCCCAGAGGCAATGTACGCCAACACAACTGGAAGCAACAACACTGGAATGGGTAACGTCGTTATGGCGGCGAACACCTCTGGTTCGTATAACACAGCAATTGGTGATGCCGCATTGCGCTTCAATACCACAGGCTTAAATAACACAGCCATCGGCTACCAAGCCTTGTATAACAACACGGGCAATAACAATGTTGCTGTTGGCTGGCAGGCTGGTTACTCCAACACCTCTAACGGCGCAAGTATTTTTATTGGTGGTCAGGCGGGCTACGTTTCGACAGGCTCGTACAACTTGATGATCGGCTATCAGGCTGGCGTGAACGTAACCACTGGCGGTAGCAATACGATTGTTGGCCCTTATGTCTCTGGAATCGGTGGCGCTGGTTCGCAGATGACCACGGGTAACTACAACACAATTATTGGCGCTTTCAACGGAAACTCTGGTGGTTTGAATATTGCCACCTCAAACAGTTACGTTGTGTTGTCTGATGGAAATGGAGTTGTACAACTTTCAGCAAGAACAGGACGTTCTGTTGCCCTTGAAGGCGCGATTCCCCAGATTGGCACAGGCATCACATTCCCCGCAACTCAATCAGCATCATCAGACGCCAACACGCTGGATGACTATGAGGAGGGGACTTGGACTCCGACTGACGCCAGCGGCGCTTCATTGTCTTTGAATGTGACTGGTGCGTTTTATACCAAAGTTGGTAATTTTGTGACCTGCTGGTTTGAGTTAACGTATCCAGCAACAGGTAGTACCGCGTCAGCCGCAATTGGTGGTTTGCCATTCACCTCCAAAAATGTCAGCAACTATCGCTTTTCAACTGGGGCTGGCTACAACAATAAAAGCATCACCGACCTGATTATGTATGGCTCTTATAACTCTTCACAGTTCAATTTTTATAACTCTACTGGTAATGGAGTAACAAACGTAGCACTTACAAGCGGATTGATTACCTGCACCATTTCATACCAAACAAATTAAACAAAGGAAAAATCATGTCAACTTTTACCGAAACTACATATATTTCCCAGTTCAATATCCAACCTAACGGATGCATTGGGGTTCAAAAAACCACCGATGTTCTGAAGGATGGCGTTGTTATCTCTTCAACCTACTGGCGCACAACTCTTGTGCCAAACGACCCAACAGCATCCACAGTGCTGGATGAGGCGTACTACGCCAACATCGCCACATACGCTTGGAGCCAAACATCTCCACAGCCTTATGTACCATACGTTCCACCAACAACCGAAGGAGCCTAAACCGTGACTGAAATCATTACACCTACCGCAGAAGAAATTGCACGCCACTACAGCGCCGCAATGGACTCGGTAAATCTCATCAATGGCGGCAAGCCTGAAGGCATGGAAGATGCCGACTGGGCTGACTGCGTGTCACGCAACAAAGAGCATCTCAAGATCATGCTGGCCAAAGACTTTTGGACCACTGAAGATCTTGGCCCTTTGCAAGCCGCTGCGGCATAATTGCACACGGGCAAACCGCTGGCCCTGACAGCGGCAATTACACGGAGAGTTTTCATGGAAAAAATCGCACTTTCAACTGAGTTGGTCAACGCAATCCTGCAATATTTGGGCAACCAGCCCTTTGTTCAGGTGGCCCAGCTCATCAACGGCATTCAGCAAGAAGCCCAAGGCCAGATTGCACCCGCAGTCCCAGCCGAAGCACCTGCTGCTGAGTAAACATCAAGTTGAGCGGAAATTGACCAATGGAACCCATTCACGAACTTGCCACTGAAACCGACAAGCGTTTAAGTGTTCACGAGGCAATTTGCGCTCAACGGTACGAGGGCATCCAAGCCCGCTTTGACGACGGTTCCAAGCGCATGACCAAGATCGAGTACTTGCTGTACATCGTGATCTTGGCTGTGCTGCTTGGCCCCGGTGTTGCGGCTGAAATGGTCAAGAAAGTGTTTGGCCTGTAATGGTTGACGTCACCAAAGCCATTGGAGCCGTTGCTGCTAGTGTTGCAGCGCTAGGTGGCAGTTACACGCTTGCCGACAAGTTTGGCTGGTTTGACAGGGCCATAATCGAATGGTCTCCAGAGAATTTTAAAATTGTGGCAGATGCTGGAAAGCCCATCACTGTCACGGTTGCAAGAATAAAGAAACGGGACGACTGTTCTGTTGAAAGTTTTACGCCAAGCATTCGTGATGCGGCGGGTATGGTGCATGAAGCGACCACCACCGCAAGCAAGTTCAGTGGCCCAGCAGGCCCAGAGATTGACACGTTCACATACGAACTCACGATGGTGAGAAAAGAGAAGATTGCCAGCGGCAAAGCAACCTTGCTGGCGACCATCAAATACAAGTGTCCTGAAGGGGAGCGTGTCGTGCAGTACCCCCGTCATAAAAATTTAAGTTTTGAATTAAAAGGGTGACCATGATTCCAATCGTTGCATCACTGCTTGGTACATTGGCTCAGAACGGTCTGGGCCTTTTGTCTTCTGCAATTCAAGCAAAGGGCAAAGAAGTTGTTGAGAACGCGCTTGGCGTCAAGATCTCTGACAACCCATCTGACGCTGAAGTGTCCAAGCTGCGCCAGCTCCAGTTTGACCACGAAGAGCGCTTGCTTGAGCTTGGCATCGAGAAGGCCCGTATTGAGCAAGAAGAGCTGCAAGCTTTGCTCAAAGCACAAGCCAACCAAGAGGATAACGTTAGCAAGCGCTGGCAGGCTGATATGTCGTCTGACTCATGGCTGTCCAAGAACGTGCGCCCCGGCACGCTGGTGTACCTCCTGACGGCTTATTTGATCTTTGCCCTGCTTGACGGCTATGGGTACAAGATCAGCGAGTCCTACGTCAACCTGCTTGGCCAGTGGGGCATGTTGGTCATGACGGCCTACTTTGGTGGCCGCACGGTTGAGAAGGTCATGGAAATGCGCAGAAAGGACAAAGAATGAGCCTGAGTCAAGAACAAGCCGCATTCTTGTTGGATGCCTGCAAGCTGGTCCAATACGCTACAGAACAAGGTTTTATGGTCACTGGTGGGGAGTTGGCTCGCACACCCGAGCAACAGGCCTTGCACGTCAAGGCTGGCCGCTCCAAGACCATGAACTCCATTCACCTCAAACGCTGCGCCATCGACTTGAACTTCTTCAAGGATGGGCAGATAATATGGGACAAGGGAATTCTTGCACCTTTGGGTGCATTTTGGGAGTCTTTGCACCCCAAAAACCGCTGGGGAGGCAACTTCAAGTCGCTGGTCGATTGCCCGCACTTTGAACGCAACGTCGGATAACGGAGAACAAAATGACAGTCGCAGCCGTAATGACGTATGACTCGCTGGTCAACGACATCCAGACTTATTTGGAGCGTACTGATCAGCAGACGTTAGACAAGATTCCGCAGTTCATTATGCTGGCGGAACAGATCATTGCGGCTGAGATCAAATTCCTTGGCAACCTGACCGTGGCCACGAGCACCATGGTCCAATCCGAAAACGTCATTCCCAAACCTGCCCGCTGGCGCAAGACCGTGTCAATGAACGTGACCGTGGCAGGGCAACGTCAGCCTGTGCTGCTGCGCACCTACGAGTACATCCGCGAGTATTGGCCAAACCCAACCTCAACGAGCGTGCCGCTGTATTTTTGCGACTACGACTACACGCATTGGTTGGTAGGCCCTACGCCTGCTTTAGGCTATTCCTATGAGGTGCTGTACTACGAGCGCGTGCAGCCCTTGGACTCATCGAACCAATCAAACTGGTTCACCCAGTACGCGCCCCAAGCGCTGCTGTATGGCACTTTGCTGCAAGCCATGCCGTTCCTCAAGAATGACGAGCGCATGCCTATGTGGCAAAGCAACTTCGACAGAATCATTGAAGTCCTGAAGACGGAGAACGTCACTCGTGCCGCTGATCGTCAGGCGATTGTGAGGGATTCATGAGTTTCAATAGCCCATTTACAGGTCAGGTAATACAGCCGACCGACGTCTCATACCGCAGCATTACGCTTGCCGCTGACGAAACCCTGTCGTGGCCAATCAATGGCAGCGATACTGACAACGCAGCCGCACGAGTTATGGACGTCACGTCGCTATCAAGCGGCGCAGTGCTTACAGGCGTTACCGTCACAGGCACAAGTGGTCAGTGCTCTTGCACCACAACCCCAAGCTTGTTTGTTGGCCAAGCAATTGTCGTCACTGGAGTTTCTACTGGAACTTCAGGTGGCATCACAACTGGCAACACCTATTACATCATCGCCACTAACGGCTCGACGACCTTTACTTTGTCCGCCACTTTGGGTGGGACTGCGGTGGCCACCACGGCTGGCACAACGACTGGCCTGACCTTTACGTTAGATGCCTTTACTTTGGACATGCCGCCTGCAAATCAGGCGTCTGTTGGTATTGATGCCCTGTTCCGCAACGTCGGCTCCTATACCTTCACGGTCAGGGACTACGTTGGCGGCACGATCGTCACGATCGCCCCCGGCGAGGCAAAGTACATTTACCTCACCAGCAACACCAACACGGCAGGCACATGGGGTCTGATTGCTTTTGGTGTGGGCACATCTAACGTCGACGCGGCCACCCTTGCTGGTTTTGGCCTCAAGGCTATTTCCAACACCTTGAACTCTGCCATCAACGTCAATACGTTTGCGTCGAACTACACTGCATTGACCACCGACCGCGCCTCGAATTATGTCTGGACTGGTGGCTCAGGCACGCTGACCCTGACCTCTGCCGTAACTTTAGGGAACGACTGGTACATGATGGTCCGCAATGGTGGATCTGGCACTTTGACCATTTCCCCCTCTGGTGGCATTCAGATCAATGGCGCAGCAACAATTTCCTTGCAGCCTGCTGACTCTTGCGTGATCTGCTGCTCTGGTTCCGCCTTCTTCACCGTTGGCTTGGGCCGCAGCACCCAATTCAACTTCACGCAGCTCACCAAGGCTGTGGTGACTGGCAGTTACACCCTGACCGCCTCAGAAGCGGCCAACACGATTCAGAAGTACACGGGCACGCTGAGTGGCAACGTCACCGTAGTCTTGCCTCAGACCGTGCAGGTGTACTACATCACGAACCAGACGAACGGTGGCGGCCCCGGCTACCAGATCACCTTCACCACAGGCGCAGGTGGCGCTACGGCAACTGTTCCCGCTGGCCAGCAAGTGATCTTGCTGTGTGACTCGGTCAACTTGCTCAATGCATCGACGATCGCCGCTGGTGCGGTGAACGTGTCGCTGGTGGATGGTACGGTGGGCGCTCCATCGCTTAACTTTGCGACCGAAACGTCGACGGGTATCTATCGCCCCGGCTCGGGTGAGTTCGGCATCGCAATCTTGGGCGTCAAGCTGTTTGGTCTGACCTCGACAGGGCTGAACATCCCCGGCACGGGGAACTTTACTGGGGGTGTTCAGGGCGGGACCTTCTAATGGCGGCTAAGGTTTTTTCCCTCGACACGCAGCCGGGCATCCAGCGCGATGGCACTGTGTTCGACAAAATGTTTTACAACGACGGCGAGTGGGTCCGCTTCCAACGTGGCCGCCCTCGCAAGGTTGGTGGCTTTCGCGTCATTTCAAACCAACTGACTGGGCCTTCACGCGGGATCTGGGTCAACCCTCAGAACGCATTCACGTCCATTTTCAGTGGCTACAACAACGGCCTTCAGGTCCTGACCATTGACAACAACGGCGTGGGCGCGGGCGTGGGCGACTTCACGTTGAGCAACTTCACGCAGTCCAATTTGAACCTGTGGCAGTTTGATGGCTTCTACGATGTGGCGGGCACGGGCTTGCAGTCGCTGGTCGCGCACCCGGGGCAAAACCTTGCCTCAATCAGCAACGACACCAACACCCCTGTGCTGATTGGCGACATCACCGCCTTGACCATGCAGCAAGTGGGCGTCTTTACTGCCACTGGCACGACAACAAATTTAAGTGCCACGGTGACTCTGGCTGCCTCAAACCCATTGATCGGCGCTGGTCAAACGGTGACTGGCACAGGCATACCTGCCAACACCACGGTGGTGTCGATCTCCACGACTACGCTGGTGCTGTCCAACACCGCCACAGCCTCGGGCACGGTGGTGCTGACGTTCAACAACAACATCTCGGTGTCTGGTGGCGTTGTGTCGCTACATCCTTACCTGTTTGTGTACGGCAACAACGGTTTAATTCAAAACTGCTCGGCTGGCAACACCAACGACTGGGTCTCTGCGGACGCCAACGCGACCAACGTGGCGTCTGGCAAGATCGTCCAAGGCCTACCCGTCAGGGGTGGCTCAAACGCGCCTTCTGGCCTGTTCTGGAGCCTTGACAGCCTTGTCCGCGTGTCATTCATTGGTGGCACTGGAACGCCCCCTCAATACTGGCGCTACGACATTATCAGCAGCCAGTCATCAATTCTGTCTTCGCAGTCGGCCATTGAGTACGACGGCGTCTACTACTGGTGCGGCGTTGACCGTTTCCTGCTGTACAACGGTGTTGTGAAGGAGATCCCCAACACCATGAACCAGAACTACTTCTTTGACAACCTGAACTATGACCAACGTCAAAAGGTTTGGGCGACAAAGGTCCCACGTTTTGGTGAGATCTGGTGGTTCTACCCCCGTGGCGATGCAACTGAATGCACCGACGCAATCATCTATAACGTGCGCGAGAACACTTGGTACGACGCAGGTGAGGCCCGTGGTGCTCAACGCTCTGCTGGGTACTTCTCACAGGTGTTTGCTTTTCCTGTTGCGGCTGACTGGCACACAAGCGAAGCCGAGACAGTGTTCACTGAAACTTACAACGAAGTGTCTGGCAGCGTGTTCCTGTACAGCGACACCTATAACACGCAAGTTGCCTTGC